CATTGCATTGAAATCCCCCATTGAATTGGATTAGAGCTGTCTTAAGCCTCAGTCCATTGTATCTTAAATGTCTTTTGGTTCACATCTCCAGGCGGTGTTGTTACACCAGTTTGAAGTTGTGCTACTATGTAATCACTTGTTCCAGTAGTTACTATACTTCCTCCTACTGCTCCACCAAAACCAAGATTCAACTCACTTGGTATCGTTACATGTATTGAACCAGTTGCTTTTGAACTTGCAGTCATTACTGGTGTTCCGTAAGTCGGTGCTAAATATGGACTTCCACTTGAAGTACATTTAATTGCTTCAGCAGTAACATAATCTCCTGTTCCTGATTTCCAGAAAAGCAGACTTCCAATATAATTAAAATCTCCAGTAAAAGCCGCTTTCCAGAATTTTTCATAACTGTTACTTCCTGCTGTTATCGGGTAAGTCGCTGCTGTTAAATTCGGTGTATCTGATGAACCGAAGTTCATGTTTGTAATTGATGCTTCCAAAGTGCTTCCAGCTCCATTGTATTCATTAAAATTGCATGTTGCAACCATTTTAAATCCCTCCATTTATTTTTTTTATTACGAGTACTAATAAACTTATCAATACTCCTATATCAACAACCATAAATCTTTTCAGCCAACATATGTCTGTCTTGATTGTTGCGACATCTTTTTGAATGTCACCCATCTCTTCGTTGGTCTTTTCGATGTGCTTCCACACTTGATTCATATTTGTTTTTTCACTAATAATAATACACCCTTATCTTGTTTATTACTTCTCCGCCACTTCCTAATCCACTTCCTGCTATGAATAAAGGTGAATCTCTACATACAAATTCTGCCCATACGTTTCCAGAACCACCTGTAATTGCTGACCCTGTATTATCTGTTACATTAACTCTTGGATAATTAATTACATCTGCTGTTGCTCCCTTATTATACCAAATCTGTTCATCGGTTCCACTAACTTTTAACCATATAGAACCTGTATCCGCTGCGTTGTTCCAATCATACCAAACTTTGTGGATTCTTCCATCTACGGTGTCTCCTGCATAAGTAGGTACTGCATTACCAGAATTTGTAACTACTATTGAACCTCCATCTTTAGGAATATCCGAATATCTTATTCTTTCATATACCATTATTTTTCCCTCCTTTACCTTTACGGTTCTGTAAATAAATAATGTGATTCAGACTTACAATACACTAAGTCCTCTTCCGCATTTTTCACATTTATAGTTTTTTTCATAACTATTATTGCGGGTTAATAAATAAGTACCCCCGCATGAACAAATAAGTCTTGGTTCGGCTGGCTTTGATTCCAGCACATTTATTGATTCTTTTTTAGTCATGTTAATTGCCTTTCTTAATAAAAAAAAATAAAAAAATTTATTTCGTACCTATCGCTTGCCACATGAAATCCTGACTTGCTGTTATTGATTCAACCACACAACTTCCTGCTGCAACTCCTTTTAACAGAATTGCTTCGTTTGTTTCATATGAAGTCAAATTAACTACTGGTTTTGCTGAAAATGCTCTTGGAAAAGCCACAACAACAAGGCTTCCCGCATCAGTTGCTGAACTTCCTGCTTGAATCAAAATGTTTCCAACACTGCTTGGTGAACCAATATTAATTAAAGGAACTCCCAAACTTTGTGATTGCAAACTTCCTGTTGATACTAATTGTGTATTTGTCACTAATCCTGTTGTAACTGCTGCACCATATACTGTTCCACCACCACTAACGGTGTGGGTGGCTATTTGTGCTCCCGATATTCTTGTAATACTTCCTGCTGATTGTAATGGGTCGCTTCCTCCAACGAGTATATTATCAAACCATTCTGCACCTTGTTTAATTCCTGTTATCATTCAATCACCTAAGTTGTTATCCTACACATAGCGCTTGTTCTTAATTCTTTGATTGCAATCCTTTGTGTTATTACTGCTCCTGACATATCATGTATCACATCATCATATTTCTCGATTGTGACTGGTCTTTTCTCTACAACACCAAATGCTTGGTTTCTATCTATAATCCATGCGTATGCACTTGTAAAGATGTTTCCACTTACAACATGAGGTGTCATTCCCAAAATCTTTGGAATTGTACCTTCTGTTTGAACTTCTGTTCCTCCATGTCTTTGTGCTTCTATCAAGATGTTCATGTTTCTCAAATCTGATGCAAACTCTGGTCCCATAATTATGTCTGTTGCTTCAAAATCTGCGTCTTCAATATGTTGAACAGCTCTCACGATATTAGCCCATGTTGCCTGTCCTGAACCTGAAACTGTGTTAGCAGCTTTGTTCAAAACCGCTTCTAATAACTCATTTTCATTTTCTGCTATTTCTCTGCCTGCATATTTAATCGCATCTGCCATCATATCCCATTTACTATCTTCCATCATTTCTTTAGTAATTAAAGGTCTGATTGCATATTTCTTTGGTTTTATGTTTGTTTCTGTGTAAGCTGGACAATTTATTGGTATCTCAGCTCCTTCTGGTACTTCAACTACTGTCATACTATCTGGTGTTACGAGGTTAACATCAAGACTACTTCCAGGTATTCCTCCTGGTCCAACTACAAATCTCGCCAAATCTCTTCCAACAGATTTCTTTTCAACAGCTTCAATTAAGATGTCGTAAATTTTCTTTGGAATTAAAAGGCTACCTTCTGTAGCTGCATCCCTTGTTAAAGGGGTTAATGTTGTACTTGCCATATTCATACCCTCCTAAAAGTTTAACCTCACTATTGCAAATGTATCACTTGCACTTGCACCAGTTAATGCTCTCCCAACTGGGAAATATCTTGCTACTAATGAACCTGTTGCTGTATCATTAAAGTAATTAACTGAACCTGCAATACTAACTGGATATCCTGGCGTTATTCCTGTAATTGCTTCAACCACAAAAACTCCTTGCGATACAAATGCTACTTTCGCACCTGATGCTGCTGTTGTAACTGCCAACCCAACTACTGATTGTACCGCTACCGTATCACTTGTTGCTCCTTCTACAGTACAAAGTTGAACTTCAGTACCATCAAAAGAATCTGCTCCTGATAGATTTACTACATCGTCAGCCCCAGAGGCACATACTATGTATCCACCTGAAATTACTTCTCTTGCAAATCCTGACCAAACTTTACCTTGATCTCCTAATTGCATTAATCTATTATATGTTATTGCCATACTACATCATCCTCCAAATTGATAAGCCATCTCTTGTTTTTTCCATGACTGTCTCACCTTTCTTTACATCTGAAAGTCTTACATTACCATTAAAAAAGGCAATTCCAGCTTCCTGTAATTTTCCTTTCAATGATTCTGTTGACAATGCTTTGCTCTCAGATTTCTCAAAAGTCTTTGCCTTGATTCTTAGATTTTTCAAAGCGGACTCAGAAATATCTGATAGCCATTTCTTGTCTGATTCAGTGTAAACTGGTGTTGAAACAAGCTCTTCAACAATCTCAGATTTTCTCTCTTCTAACATTCTTGTCCTCTCTTCCCTAAGAGATTTCAATTCTGTTCTAAGAGCCTCTGTGACTTCTTCTGCTGTCTCTTCTACTGTCTCTTCAGTCTTGGTTTCTGGCTCTTCTGTTTTGGTAGGTTCTGTTTCGGCATCATTCTTTTCTTCATTTTCTTCTGCCATATTTTTTTCACCTATCCTTTTTTTATTTATAAACGCTTCTTCTATCGCAAATCCAAAGCTCTCTCCAGCTAATGCTGCAGCAGCGTTACGAACTCCAGACACTTTAACAATATCTAATCCGATAAAATCAATACCTCTTGCAATGACTTGTTCACCAACTCTTTCAAGGCTTGAAACCATTGCATCAACGGACATAAATTGCCATAGTTTTTTATCAAACATATCTATAGCATCAGGATACCTTTCAGTATTATAAACCTTACTCAAAAAGTTGACATCCTTACCATCAAAAGATACATCTTCAATTATTCCAACATTATCAGCTGGGCTGTTATGATGACCAACTCCAATATTTGTGCCCTTTAATGATTGATATGATGGTTCTAATTCTTCAATAACATAAGTTATTCCATTTCTTGATGTAGTAACACTAATAGCCACTCCTGTTAAATATTTACCTTCCTTTAATTCTTTTCCTTTATAATTTTCAGTAACTTCTATTGGAACTGTAAATTGAACAGGAACATTCGTAAAACTCTCTTTCTTTGGTCGTGGTTTAGTTTCATCATATCCATGTTTATTCATATATGAATAAAATACCTGTTTACCTTTCTTCAATCCATGTTTTTTAATCATATTATCATACATTTTTTTCCAATCATTATTTATAGGCATTATCTCACCCTCACGAATTCAGTATGTTGTCTTTGTTTATGAGTTTGTTTTCTTTTTCCCCATTTATTTATCTCAGTGCTTCCCATTCCTTTTGTGTTCCAAGTACCAGATAAATCAAGTACACTTTCTTTATCAAGAACTTCTTTTCCAGAATCACACCTATGTTCATAGTCTGCTTCTATAAAATTAGTTCCATAAGTAGGAATAAATATCGGTCTTCCGCAATTTGGACAAATTTTTTTAACTATATTAATCAACCCATAAAGCTACTTGCATTCGCTTTCTTAGAAACAGCATTGTTTCATCAATAATAATACAACTTCGTACTATGTAACAATAATTAGAATAACGAGTATTTAAAGTTTTATAACCCTGCGTAAGAATATTCCTTCCCACCAGCTTTCTTATATTCCTTAAACCAACATTCCCCACATATATTTTCAACTGTTCTGGCTCCATCCTTTTCGATAAAAACAGCCCTCATTAATACAGGAACTTTATTACCGCATCTTTTGCATGTCAACATCTATTCATCATCTCCTTCATCATCATCTGATTTTTTAACTTCTTTTGGTGTTGTCTCTTCTTTAGGTTTTTCTTTTGGCTTCTCTTCTTCACCATCTTCTACCCCACCATCTTTTCTTTCATATTTAAAAACTTTAATTTCTTCAAGACCAATTTGTTTTCTCAACATATTTTCCACATTCTCTTTGGTCTCGTCTGACAGTGGTAATTTCAATAAATTTGATATTCTCATAATTTCCATGTCTTCAAGTTCAGCACTTGGTGCACCCCACTCAAATTCAACATGAGTTGATAAACCATTTGCACTCAATACACGTTTAAAAATTTTCTGTTCTATAAATCTTTCAACTGAAACCTGAATTGATTTTGCCCTTCTATCCATTCCTTCAAGTTGAACTCTCGCTAAACCCTCTGGTATATTTCCTAATCCTAACAATACATAAGGAACTTCTAATCCATATACCATCTGATTATCAACATGAGTAACATATTCCTGAATTTTAAGTACTTTTCCAGCAAAACCAATTGCTTTGATATTCACTAAATGTGATGTAACCCATTCTGTTTTATTACTTAGTGTCTGTAAATCATCTGCCATCGCATCTATATCATCTTGGTTGGCTTGATAGTCATCATTACCCATCTGAACATGAAGAGGTGCTCCTGCCTTTCTTTTAACAAGTGTTTCAATAGAATTTTCTATATTTACTTTAATTCTTAACATATCAATTAATGGATGAATTATACTCGTTCCATAAGGTTCATCTCCAATTTTATTATAATAAAAATGAATAATCTGCTCTGGTTTCCATTCTATCTTTTCCCCTTCCTTGTTCTTGGCAGGATTGTTTGATTCCCAAGCATCGGTCTGGAAATATCCTAATATGTCTGAAGTCTCACTCCTTTTAACTCTCATAAATCTTGGGTCTAAAATCTTTAAATCATCAATCTGTTTACCATCAGAAATTATCTCAACAAAACTATCACCAGCCCAGAGCATATCTTTAATAACTGTTCTTAAAAAGATGTCAAAATCAATCTTTTCAATAAATTCTTCAATTATTTTTTTTGCTTGTTTATTCTTTGATATTATATGAAATCCTGGTCCAACAACAAAATCAACTGTTTTATTAATAGAAGAAGAAACCATAGGTATTCCTTTTATCCCTGCTATATATTTATCAAATGGTTTCAAAGGAAGTTCTTCAATTTCTCCTTTTGAAGAAACTCCTGTACTTGTAAATTTTGTTGATGTTAATCCTATTCCTGCTTCTTTAATACCAATTTTTACATTATGTTTAGGTTTATATGAATCCATATATATTTTCATTTAATCACTTAGGGTCTTCCCATTCTTGGAATGTTATAATTTCCTTTTACTTTTATTTTACGTTTTTTCTTATCAATAATGTATTTTATTTGTTTATCTTTAAATAATTTACCCTTTTTTGTCGTTATTTCTTTTTTTTTAATGTTATTGGTGTAATCACAGTTACTGTATCACAACTCGGACATTTCCACTTAATTGGTACAGGAAGTTCTACATCAACATCTAAATCTTTGAATTCCTTTACATATCCACACACTGCACATTTAGACTTTATTGTCATTTTCAACAATGTCACCTTCTTTAATCCATCCTGCTTTCTTTAATATTTTATTTTGTTCCTCATTGTTTAGTTCATATAAAAACACTTCAATACTGGTTCCATGTCCTTTTGAACATTTATAATCTTTCATTACACTTATAGGTTTTCCAAAGTTTACACTATTTTTATTCGTTTCTCTAATTACTTCTTCCTTTATTAATGTAGCATTTTTTGTATATTCTAATATATCATCTTTTAGCATCCCATTTGTGTAATCCATTTCTGCGCATGCGTGACAAAAAGGTAACATTTTACTTCTTGCTTGTGTTTCCATATCTCTCATTTTTTCTCTATGTGCTTTTCTATATTTTCTTATTTTCTTTACTTCAACAAATTCTTCTTCTGGCATATTTATAACCTCCGTTATATTTTTAGTTTCCATCTTTCTCTCATCAATAAGAGATTGAATCGTATCTTCATAATAACCTTTAGAAATACTCTTCAATTCTTTCTTTATATTCTTAGAGAGTTGAATCGAACTAATTTTTTCTTCCATACTATAGAATACTATAGTAACTATTTATAGTTACTTACCTAATTACTTAATAGATGTAATGTATATGACCGAAATAGTAAACAAACCCGAAAAGGTGAATAAACCTGAAATTGTAAATAACTCTAAGAAACTATTGATACCATTGGAAATCACCTATCCTAACTATTCTTTAGGAATCAATAGACAAGCAGGAGTGGTTGCAATCATGTATGAGGGATTCAAGTTAGAACTAACAGAAAGAGAATTAAAGTTGATGCTTAATGAACTCAACAAATCAGATAAAGGAAATGAACCTTCCGATAGTTAAATTCTTGGAAGATAATTTAACTGTTGGAATTCAACCACTCAGACTATATCCCTTTCAAAAGAAAATTCTGCTTGACAAATCGGAGAATAGAATAATAAATAAAGCAAGACAAGTTGGAGTTTCTACTCTTATCGCTATGGAATCCATTATAAAAATAATACCACCTAATAAAACAATCCTAATTACAAGTCAGTCAGAAGTTCAATCCTTAGAAATCATGGCTAAAATAAAATATTTCCTTCGTCAAATAGAAGGAATGAAACTCACATTTTCAGATGGAACTATTAGTCCATTTGACATCAAAAATGAAACTAAGAAAGATGTTGTATTTAATCAAAACAGCTTAATTAAGAGTTTACCCAATTCTCCTCCAACAGTGAGAGGATTTAGAGCTACTGATGTTTATATTGATGAGTTTGCCCATTTTGAGCAGGACAAACTTATGTTTGATGCTATAGACCCATGTTTAATCAGAGGAGGAAATATAACGTTGGTATCTACTCCATTAGGAAAGAGAGGAGTTTTTTACGATATATGGAAAGATACAGAAAGAGCTGGATATTCTCCTCACACTATAACATGGGATATGTGCAAGGACAAAAAATATCTTGAAAGAGTTAATGAAAAAAAGAAGACGATGGATGCAATGAGTTTTGCTCAGGAATATGAACTCGCCTTTGTATCGGAAGCATTGAGTTACTTTCCACCAAGTTTAACGAAACCATGCACTAAAGATATGAAGAACCTTCCAACACTAGATACAAATAATTATGTTCAGACTGGAATAGATTTTGGACAGAAACAATCACAGAGTATTGCTATTACAGTTGAAAAGACAGAAATAACGAAAGATAAGAAGAAAGTAAATTTAATAATAATAAGAAATATAAAATCATGGAAGTTGGGAACCAAATATGATATGATTGAAAAAGATATATTTTCATTATATCACAATTTAAAGCCAACAAGAATATACACAGACTCAACAGGATTGGGACAAAGAATAACAGAAAACCTAAAAAAGAAATGTGGTGCAGTAATTCAAGGAATGCCATTTTCTGGACCAATGAAAGAGAGAATGTTTAGTGAATTAAGAGTCCTATTTGAAAACGAACAGATAATAATACCAGAGAATCAACCTTTATTACAACAGCTATGGGATTTTGAAAGAAAGGTTACAAAAGCCGGACATGTGAGATATAAAGGAAGACAT